AATACATAGAAAAAAGAGACTATGCCATACTCTCCGACTGCATCAACAATCTCCCACCTCCTCATGTAACTGGAGCCTTTATTATTACTGGAAAGCCAGGTTATCCTAAAGCTCAAGGCATACTTCAATATTTCCATGAATGGTGTCAAACACCTTGGATAGATCTGTATGATTCATGGAAAGTGTCCCCTCCACTATTATCTGAAATGTATGTATGGATAACAGCGGAAGGTTTGGGAAGTTTTATGAAAGGACAAATTGTTGCTGATCTTAAATATCTACCCTTCATGCTAAATGTGCGGGACTGGTGGTTCTGGGCTACTCCTGGTCCCGGAAGCATGAAAGGATTGAATATTGTCTTAGGACGTAATATGCATGATCGTTGGCCAAAAGACGACTGGATAGTACATCTTATGCGATTAAGTGATACAGTAGCTCCTATGCTTGAAGATGCTGGTTTGGGAAAAATGCATAATCAAGATCTACAAAACTGTCTTTGTGAATATTCAAAATATACCAAAACAATACGAGGAGTTGGACGTCCACGGCAAATATTTCATCACAAGGAAAAGCAGAATGTTTGAAACACTACAAATCGTTATACCTTCTCGATCTCGTACATATGTAAAGACAGTATTTAATCTGTCCGAGAATCTATGGCCGAATATAACTGTCGTAGTTCCTCATGATCAATATGGAATGTATCGTTCAAGTGTTCCTATGAGTGTTCGTGTGCTAGAATTTCCTGGTGTAGGAATTGCTGCTAAACGTGAATTTATTATGCATTTACGAAAAGAAGGAAAAGTAATTATGTTTGATGATGATTTAACATTTTATCAGCGTAGTGAGGATGGTACTAAATTCCCACGCATTTCTCCTAAAGACACAGAAGAAATGGTTTCAGATATAGTAGAACTCTTAGATCAGTATTCTATGGTAGGTTTAACAGATAAATTTATGTCTCAAACAAAGCCTCGCGGCCTAATAGAATGCCACCGATTTAATCAAATCTTAGGATTTAATCGGGATTTATTACCTCGACCTTGGCCTCGATTTCGTGTACCACATGATGAAGAACATGATGTGCATTTACAGCTTCTTACTCAAGGATATAAAACAGCCGTGTTGACAGAATGGTCAAAAAGTGATAAATCCGGTGCCCCTGGTGGATGCAGTGATTGGCGAAATAATGATGTCTTGAATGTTGCTCATACGCAACTAATGGAATTATGGCCTACAATCGTTAGCATTGATATAAAGAATGAAAAACCCAAAGCTCGTTATAATTGGCGCGAAGCTAAAAAGATTGGGGGTATTTAATATGGATGCTTGTGGTCTATCTCAGTACTATGTAGGCTAAGGCCAAGCAATAAGGAGATCCTATGCGCATCATAATTCCTACTCGCGGTCGTACAGGAAAACAGCTCACAATAGCATCTTTAACACAGCCGTTAGCTGATCGTAAGTTTATGGAACAGGTTGTTCTAGTATGCCCACAGAAAGAATATGATGTTTTAAGAAGTACCAGAAATGACTATGATGTTGTCGCACAACCAAATTCAGAATGGACAATAGCACAAAAACGTAGATGGATAATAGAAGAATGGCATCGTCGTGGTGAAGATAAAATCCTTATGCTAGATGATGATTTACGATTTGCAACTCGTATTAGTGCAAATGATTGGCATTTGAAAGAGATTACGGGAGCAGAACTTATTGCCGAGTTTAAGAACTTAGAGGAAAAATTAGGACCAGATTATCCGCATGTTGGATTTGGTCCTAGGCAAGGAAACAATCGATTGGAAGAAGTAGGCTGGAAGATAGGCACTAAGATGTGTTATTCGTTAGGATATTATCTTCCTATCGTAAAATACTGCGAACTTGGCCGTATCGAAACTCGTGAAGATATGGACATTACTCTGCAGCTTCTAAGAAAAGGATACCCTAATGCAGTTTGGATGACCACAGTAAATGACCAACGAAAATATGACGCTCCTGGTGGAGCCACCAACGAGCGCACTATTGAAAGCTCTAATACTGACGCTTATAAACTAGCTCAATTACACCCCGGATATGTTTCTACAGTAGAAAAGAAGTATAAGGCTTCAGTACCTCGCATTGAAGTTATCGTGCAATGGCAAAAGGCTCTAGAGGATGGGCAACGAATTAGAGCAACTTCAACACAAGTTACGTGAGTTATCCCTGTTGGTAACTAAATACCATCCCGATTTTGCTCCGCAATTTTGGGAGGGGTTTTCTATTGATTTACGTGGATACAGTAATTCTATTCTTTCATTAGCTGTTCACAAACAAACCGACCCACCAGAATTTGCGACTGAACAAGCTACATTTATGATGTTTCTTGGTGATTTTGTATGCCCGAAGATATTATCCATGAACAGTGCAGGATATGTAATGGAATATCTTCAACCAGCTAAGACATTTGTCAATACTATTCGCACTGTGGAAAAGTTTCTAGAATGCTATGTATGGAATAAATCATTAGAAGATGTTCCTTACGCCAAACAAATAGGAGATGAAACATGGCAAGAAGAGTTAGAAATCAGTATTGGTGTAAAGATTCCTGAATGGGCTTTAGATTTTCCGTGCCTAATACATGGAGACCCAACCCTAGACAACTGTTTAGAAACCCAAGATGGATTCATCCGTATAACCGACCCTATTCCACCCCACCGGTTAGTTCGACCAAGCATTCGAGCAATAGATCATGGGAAGATGTTGCAGTCTCTTCTTGGTTGGGAAGTTGTCTTGCGTGGAATGCCTCGTATTGAATATGCTTGGCCGGAATTCATGTTGCAATACGAAACAGCACGTCGTGCTACGTTCTGGTGTATGGTGGCTCTAAAACGAATAGCTCTACGTAACAATATCTGTAATGCCGGTGAATGGGCAGAAAATATAGGCAGGGAGCTGGAAGAATGCATGTCATAATTTTAGCTGCTGGACAAAGCAAACGATTTCAGGAAGAGGGTTACAATACTCCTAAACCATTCTTAAATATAGAATGGCGAGGAACTACTTTATCTATGATAGAGCACGTGATGAATACAATACCTATAGAGTTCACAAATGTGATTGGGGCAGTTCCACCTAAATATTCTACTTCTAAAGGATATTTCGCTATAGAACATACTAGAGGTCCAGCACATACAGCATTAGAAATGCTAGATCTTATAGAACCAAGATCTTGTTTATTTATGGATTCTGACATTCTCAATTTTACCAATGATCTATACAGATTAACAAGATTAGAAGAATGCGGAGTATTAGTCAGCAAGAATGCAAATCCTTCTTTTTCATATGTTAGTAAATTAGGAATATTTAATCACATTGCAGAAAAGAAACGCATATCGGAATACGCTGTGCGTGGAGCCTATTATATTTCAGAAAGAAATATGATAGATTTTATATTAGCTCTGAAAGCTGTTGTTGAAACACAAAAAGAACCATATCTTAGCCAAGTTTTTGATACTATGGCTTGTACGATGAAAGCGATAGAAACTTCTTATACACCTGTAGACTGGGGCACACCACGCGATGTTAGAATAAGTGGAGCTCATATCGTTTCAAAGAAAGGATAGAAACATGCACGTAATCAATGCGGTTAATGTGAGAGATGCACTTCCCATAGCAGTTAAATATCTAATGCACCATGGAGAAAAAACACAAACCAGAAATGGAAATGCACTAGTCGCTCCTATACCTGTAGCAATACGATATATCAATCCTAAACAGCATGTCCTAATCAACCCTGTACGAGATGCCAATCCCTTTTTCCATTTAATGGAAGCCATGTGGATGTTAGCCGGTAGGGATGATGGGGCCTTCTTAGATCACTATATCAAGGACTTTAGCAAAAAGTTCGGTACTAATGGTAGAATAATGGACGCATATGGTCAGCGGTGGCGTGTTGGTGCTGGATTTGATCAGCTGAATGAAATAGTCCAGCAGTTGCAATGTGATCCTTATTCTCGGCAATGTGTTCTTCAAATGTGGGGAGCTGGTAGGGAAGATCTTTTAGTCAATACTGCGAAACCGTGCAATATCGCAGCTACATTTCGTATCCGAAACAATAAGCTGGATATGTTTGTATTCAATCGATCAAATGACTTAATCTGGGGATGTTGTGGTGCGAACGCAGTTCATTTTCCAATCTTACAAGAATACATTTCCGGTAGACTTAAAATAGAAATGGGAGAATATTGGCAAATTTCAACTAATCTACATTTATATGATGAACATCATAAAATATTATTAGATCGTACGGGGGAAACAAATCTATTTGTAGCTCTCAAAACTAGCAACGGATATGAATCGACATTACCTCTAATGTCAGATCATTTGCATTTTGATGAAGATTTAAACGATACTATGGACTATATAGACGCTATGCACAATCATAAAGAAGGTTATATAGGAAATATTTCAAATTTATTTTTACGCGAAGTAGTTATCCCAATGGCTACGGCGCATTGGATGTATAAAGCTAAGAATTGGGAAGAAGCTTTTGAAGCTATAGATGCAGTCAAAGCTGAAGACTGGCGAAGAGCAGGGGAAGAATGGTTAAAAAGGAGACTAATATGATAGATCGGCATGATCTTTATCGTTCAATATATTTAGCCGGGTGTGTCAAGCGATATTCGACATGGCCGATGATAAAGGAACAAACCGTAGGTCATCACTGTTGGCGCGTGGCCTGTATCTTTACTGAATTATTCGGCTTGCCACGCGCTGAAGTGCTCTACTATTGTCTCCATCATGATAGTGGTGAGTTATGGGCTGGTGATCTACCATATGGTGTCAAAGGATTCAGTCAAGATCTAAAAGAAGCTATGCGTCTGGCTGAAGCTACAGGATTGCAACAATTAGGAATAAGGCTTCCTACGTTAACAAGAGAAGAACAGATTCAAGTAAAATTGTGTGACTTGCTCGAGATGCACGAAACAGGTGAACATGAACTTAACCTAGGAAACAGGTATGCAGAAGCCATAATGAAAGATACACTGTTCGCGGCACAAAAGCTAGCGAAGGATTCTTGCATGTCGGAACATCTAGAGGTCTGGTTAAAAGGGAGAAATAAGCATGTCGGCAAATGATAAGCAAGTAGGAGGACGGCACTACAAGACAGCATATGAACATTGGGATCTCGTAATTGCAGTCTCAATGGGATATCTTGAAGGAAATGCAACCAAATATGTTTCGCGCTGGCGCAAGAAAGATGGTCTAGAAGATCTTAAGAAGGCCAAGCATTACTTGGATAAACTACAGGAGGCTCATACTTCTGGTTATAAACCCCCTACCCGATATTATTCTCTAGATTCTATAGTACAGGGAGTGAATCTTTTTGCAGAAGCAAATGCATTGAATGAAAATGAACGAGATTTCGTAAAGATATTAAGCACTTATGCGGGACCATTAGATCTAATGGAAGCTTTCTTCATATTAGAAGAAATCATGCATATGGCAGCAGCAGAACTAGAAAAATATACAAATAAGAAAGAAGAGCTAAATTGTCCTGGCACACCAGAAGATGGTGGGCATCATGAGAAACAGGGTGGTGGTACAGGTACAGGCACCCCCTGTTAATGCCATTACACAGGCTCCTGAACTCTAAGAAAGAGTCATATAAGTAGGTTTTAGGCAATGGTAACAAAGCACGCAATATCCTTTGATCAGTATCCCCTGTTTAAGCCTGAAAGTAGCTGGAAGATTCCTTCTACACTACCAGATCTGTCCCAAGAAACAGAAATCGCTATAGATACAGAAACTTTTGATAATTCTTTGCAAAAGAATATGGGACCCGGTTATTTCAAATGTGAGCCTTCTTTACCGAATACCGGGTATGTCTGCGGGCTTTCTGTCGCGTGGCGAGATCAGGCCATTTATATTCCACTCAAGCACAATCGTAAAAGTTACTTTGATCATGGGCTAGTGCAACGATGGTTGAAGGCTCTTGCATCACAAACCCACACAAATTTCATATTTCATAGTTTTCAATATGATTGGGGTTGGCTCCAAGCTATGTTTGATGTTCAGCCTCCTGCAAACGTAGATGATGTTGCAGCTATGGCTTCTATGATAGATGAAAATCTTACTTCGTTTAGCTTAGATAGTCTCTGCCATTGGCAAGGACTACCCGGTAAAGATGAAGTGCTATTGAAAGAAATAGCAGGGTTGCATAAGATCAAAGAAGCAGACATTAAACAATATATGCATGAATATGATCCAGAGTACGTGGGTCCATACGCAGAGCAAGATGCAATTAGCACTCTCCTACTGGTCCAAAAACTTCGGCCACTTTTAGAGCATGAAAATTTAATCAATGCTTATCAAGTAGAACGTGACCTTATGCCTCTTACTCTTAGAATGAAACAAAGAGGTATAAAGGTAGACGCAGCCAGAGCTCGAAAGCTATCCGAAGACATATTGAATCAATGTAATGAAGATCTTATTAACTTGAGTAAGTCCTTAGGAGAAAAAGTTGGAATAAAGCAAATTAGATCTAGCCACTGGTTATCTAAAAAGTTTGCTGACTTTAATATGATACCACCTAGAACTAGAGCTACACAAAATTTTGAAACTAATTGGCGACCTAGCTTTGAAAAGAGCTACATGGCTAATCACCAACATTGGTTTCCGCGTATGATTCATAAGATAAAACATCAAACAGACTTAGCTGAACGATTCTTACAAAAGTTTATTGTAGAATATGAATACAGAGGTAGAGTACATGCTACAATCAATCAATTTCGTAGCGAAACAGGAGGTGCTCGTAGTCACCGGTTTAGTTATTCTGATCCTCCATTACAACAGATGCCTAGCCGGGATGATGAATGGGCTCCGCTGATACGTTCATGTTTTATTCCAGAAGAAGGAGAAACATGGTACAGCGTTGATTACCGGCAACAGGAATATCGTCTTATTGTATTCGTAGCCGAACTCTTAAGAGCTCGTGGTGCAAAGAAGGCAGCGGATAAATATCGTAATGATCCTGATACCGATTTCCATAACTATGTTGCCCAGATTACTCGGCTCGAACGTCGTCGTGCTAAGGATGTGAATTTCGCAAAGAGTTATGGAGCTGGTGTGAGAAAATTTGCTTTAATGACTGGTATGAGTGAAGAGGAGGCCCAATCTACAATGGAACAGTATGACGAGGAATTGCCGTTTGTTGGTGAAGCTTCAGAAAAATATATGCGATTTGCTTCAAATAATGGATACATTAAACTGATAGATGGGGCACGAAATCATTTCAATTTGTGGGAACCTGTGTATCGTGATTATGCAAGAGAAGATGAATACAAGGCTCGGAATAAGGAAATAGACATCCATCCTTGTTCTGAAAAAGAAGCTAAACGACGTAGAGATGATATTAACCATCCTTGGTATGGTGAACGATTCAAGCGATCGTATACTCATAAAGCTTTTAATCGAATGATTCAAGGTAGTGCTGCACGGCAAACTAAGAAAGCAATGGTAGACATTTATAAGGCTGGATATACGCCTCTATTACAGTTACATGATGAATTATGTTTTAGCTTTACGAATAGAAAAGATGCAGAAGCCTGTGCAAAAATGATGCAAGAAGCAATGCCAGTAATTTCTATCCCAATGTCAACTGATATAGAATATGGCCCTAATTGGGGAACTTTGAAAAAAT